GTTCCAGTCACGTTTCCAGTCAGCCACACTGGGACGCGCGTGAGTAACTCCACGAAGTCTGCTGTTTCGGTTAATACCGTATTTATTTTGTTATTATATATTTTCTAGTTCTTACACATGGGGAGCAGTAGCCATGTGTCTCTATGATGAGAGTAGTCTGTGTGTAATGTGTGGTGTGCTGCATTGAAGTTCACGAGATGCCTCAACAAGACTTATTGTCGGCTTGTTATCTTGGCTGGATGTGTCCATCCTGAGCTTTCATTTTATGTTGTCCTTGTCTGATTACCGCCCGCATGAGAAATTGGACATTTTCAATAGTGTCCAGTCCAATGCTTGGAGACTTACGCATTTGATCAACCAAGGGATCGCTGCATGGGCATTGGAGTTCTTTATTGGGAAGGATTATTCAGAGGGGTTACTAACGCTCATTAACTGTCTTACCTATTGACAATCGGCTCGTGCTTTGGTTATAAAATCTTTGCGAGCAACTTAACTAATATCAGGCGCTATCCTAGATTATACATCAAATGTACTAATCTGGGCACATTACTTTGAATTTTGGTGTCACAACCCCATGGAGGGCGACTATGACACTTAATTCCATTTTAGTTTCATAACAGAGGTGTCCCTCAGACAGTATTAAGCCCTTGTCCAGAGGCCATCGTCAAATGGGTATTATTCTTTCCAGAGGCATACCTACCTCAAATCCTTGGATGTTGTTGTATAACTACAGCAACAAAGGCAATAACTCGCCTACTTCAGTGACGACCATTAAGATATCATCGAATGTAAAATCTCCGGTTTCATCCCAGAACCAGTCCATTACATCACCAGCTTTCGCGATGACATTATAAACAGAGTTCATTTTGGAAGCCAATCCTGTGATTGGTCCGGTTGAGATTGAATGTACTTCACCAATATCTGCTATTCCAGAAGGGATGTACTCATCGTGATATGCGATTCCATCGTATTTTGGAAGAGCTTCAGTAGCCATGTCACCTCCGTGACCGTTGCAACAGATTGTCAATTGCCCTCGGAAGGGCTCTTTGAATGTGTACCTGTCGCAGCTGATTGGACCACTTTGAAAGAGTCCAGGGTTGTTGATGAATTCATGTTCGAGACCGAGTGTACCGGAACCGGCGAAGCTTGTTCCGTCTACATGATTTTGATCACCGTCATTTCCGAGCAATGCCCCACGATTAAGACCAATCTTAGAGTGTAAAATATCTTGCGTATGTTCGCGGTAATATTTAACAGTGTTCCTAGTTTGGTTTGGTATCGTTAGAGAGACATCGTACTCGATGAAAATTTCCCCGTAGGGAATTGATTGTGTTGATTCCACATTGTAGAGAGCAACATAGACCTGACCTGCGTCAGTTTGACGTAAATGTTCCGTACTGACCGAGATAGAATGCTCGGGACGTAATAATTTCTTTGTCATTTTGTTGCGTGGGATGCTCAACGTTACAGTCGACCAAACGTTCCCAGTTACAGCGTGCTGTTTGTTGAGAAATTCTGATAAGATTGTTGGTGGTTGTTGGCGTCCATTATGTGGATCAAATTCAGGTGATAACAGGATTGCTCCTGATGTGAATGATGAGACGGATGGGCTGTATACGACCTTCAGGCTGTTAAATTCGTAGTATTCATAACTTGATGCTATGCCACTTAGCCATGGTGTGAAGGCCCCATCAGCGGGATTTATCGGAAGTACATGAAATGTTCCTTCCGTAGATGCTCCATTTTGCCAGACTTCAAAGCCAGCATTAGCGATGCTAACGCTAGACAGATACTCACGGTGCTTAACGCGTATGCCATTCGGTGTGCTGTTAAACGTTGGATTGTTCGTTCGCTTAACCCTATTCGTCTGTTGTCGTCTTCTGGTGTTATTGTTGTTGTTGTTGTTGTTGTTGTTGTTGGATTTACTAAGTCCAGCGGTTTTGTTTGTTGTTGTTTTAGCGGGGTGTAAAAGACACGTCACTAGCTACCCTAAGCTAGCGGGTGGTTGATGGTTGGTCATAAACCGATATTTTCGGAGGCAATCATGACCAAGTCTGAGCTAAATAGCTCTCCTCCTTTAGTGCTGCAAGCGTACATCCTCCCTGCCTCCATCAGGCCCAGGTGATCGTCCGTAATCAGTGCAGCACGTGACTTTCAAGTCATAGCGTGTCCAAGATCGTTCTACGCTCCAATTACCCATAATACTTCTTCGTGGTAATTGGTGTCGCGATCGTGGAAATACGTCTTCCTTTATCGGCATCAACTCCTTCTGCATGTTCATGTTCAACGTAGACTGGGTCTAGTAAACTTAGAGCTGCAAAAGCCATTTGTCTTTTATCGCAAAACTGATGTTTTAAGCAAGGGAGATTATTGTAGAACTTCTCCAGTGCCAACTGTTCCGCTGGTGTGATGTCGAAAGCATGATAAAAAGAAATTCGATGCTTCCAAGTGGGTTGTTTAAATATTGGTGTCATACCTTCTACCAACTCCTGTCTAAATCTGTATAAATGGTGACTTCTATCCGGAATGAACAACTCCACACCTGTACCCATCCTCCTGTAGAGAGTGTTGAGAACTGGTGTTGAGCCATTAGCTGCTAAACCACATGCGGCTATAGAGCCAAGTTGCATGTTAAAAGTTTTCGCGCTTGTCATATCCTTCATTGTGGTCAAATCACTAAATAAACGTTTGTGTGGATTTGGACATAAGTAGTAGTTTTCGCCATCAAAGACTGGTTTGGCCTGACAAAAAGTAATGTCTTCCAATGTGTTGAAAATTCCTTCAACTACCATGGTTATTCCGCATTGTGTGAAAAAATCCTGGACGTCTTCCTGGATTTTAGCTGCCGTAGTTCTCGAGCAAATGATGCATGAATCGTCTCCGTCATTGAGTAGACGGAAATCGTAACCTTTTTCTTCTCTGTATGTATACCATAACATTGTCATCACAAGAATGTTTCCTAGACTGGTGTTCATATCACCAGACATTCTACATCCTTTTGTTTTGTAAATCACTTTCCCCTCCGGGCCATTCCAGGAACAAATGTTCCTTCTCTGCCATTTAAGCAGAGTGGATAGCTTTACTTCTCCTATGGAAGAGTTAGTATCAGAAAACAGTTTAAGGTAAATTGAATGCTCAAGTTCAAGTAGTGACTCATTTATGTGTTGGTCAAATCTTGCGGCATCAAAGCCTATGCAAACGGGGTCATCAAAATCGGCCCACATGCTTGCTATGACTTTCCCTCTCTCGGAGAAATTCATACCTTTAGCTACTGTTTTGTTACTATCTCCCCACCTCTCGGTGAAAAGTTGGTCTACCCCGTGGAGAATGGTCTTCTCATTGGGGGAAAGGTAACATCCTAGGCAAACGTTATACCGTGGTGAACGTGGTTGGATTAATCTAGGGCATCCATTAGGCTTTAAGTACTCTGCCTTTGTGAATGCTCTGATCCATGAATCCTTCCATTCGAGAGTATCTGTCAACAATGATTCAGCTGCGTTAGTATATAATCGGAATTTGTTGCCCGTGTAGCGCGCGCAGAAAGTTTCTGCGGAACACGGGGACAAATTACCGAGTATTGAAGTTAGGCCGTCTTTGAAGACGGCGAACCTCTTTTTACTTGTAGTGAATGCTGGTGGGCGTTGGAACACGCCCCCCAATTTGACATAGAATACCCTCTCAACTATTGCGTGTAGTACTGTGCGCATGTCGTTGTTCGGTATGGCAAAACGTTTGCCTCCTCCTTCCCAGAATTTATAGAACTTTCTGGGTTTTGCTTCTCCCTGTCCGATCAAAGTGTATTTAAGGCTCTCACCTTTTGTCAACCCTCCTACCACGTCGTCTACTGTGGTACATGTTGACATTCCTTCACACTTGACCAGACTTCCCTAGGGGGAAGCTGGTCCCGGGTAACTAACCAAAGCTTTTCTCGCTTCGATCTACGGGTGGTTTTGAAATTGCTCGTGAAGTTGTAGTTCATCATCAGTAGGTACAAAATAAAGTTGTACTGCTGCGTCGATGATAGCCACCATGTCTCTGTCTCTCAGACTGGCATAGCGCTCTTCTTTTTTCTACGGGCAACTTAGGCGACTCTCTTAGCTTTCGAGCTAACCAAGAGTCTATTCTCCTCGGTGTCGGATTGCGTGGTGTCATCCAATTTGATTCTTAATTTACATCTTAAATCAAAAGCTATGACATGCATACGTTTTCTTCCCCGACGTGTGAGGAGTTTGGCACTAATATATTGTTCAGCGTCAGAGGTAGGAGCTGATGTAATCTCGTTGTCTGTCTCAAACCTTACTTTAAGATACATGATGAATTTTAGAATTGCAGCCATAATTGAACTAAGCTGTGATTCATCACTTGCTGTGACACTGCCATCCTCTAGTAGAAAAATGCGGCCTCCAAATTCTGCAGTGCGCGGTGGATTAACCGTAGACGCATTGTCAGTTGGAGTTGTGTCAGAGGTATCTTCTGAAGTTGTGGAAGGTGAGACGTCGAAACATCCATCAAGAATGCCAATGACTATGGATCTGTCAAGGCAATCTTCCTCTTGCGCTGTAATATAGAAAGCGCGGGCGGAAATATACAACATCAGCAATATGCATATTCCCATGGTGACCGCAGGTATCCAATCAATAGTGTGTGGATTAAGACCTACGATCTCGTGTAGCCAAGCCGCTACAGGTGTGGCATGTGTGTGAGATTCAACGCTCACACCCCGGAAAACAATTACAACCTTGGGATCTGTTGCCGTGTTTTGTATCCACTTCCAAGTCAACATATTACTGCTGATGAACTCCCTTATTCCATAGGGAGTGGGTACGTAATGATAATACACCGCTCTCGGGATGTTGACAATCATATCTTTCTTCGTCTTAACGATATGTTTGACAGCCATCTTCAGAGCATTGTAGGTGAATCCAACTACGTTCCTGACTCGGTATCTCCTCGCTGTATCCCAGCGACCCAATATAGAATAAATTGCTACTACAGGTACTAAGGTGACAAACCTTCGTACAAG